GAAACAGAATATAGTGCTGCTGGACTGGGCAGAATTCTTGGTGGTGCAGGTCAATATTGGCAGGTATTTGATAATGTTGGAACTGCAACTTCTTTAGAGAAGTTTAGAATGAATAGTAACGCAAGTGTTGGAGTTGGTTCAACTACAATCACTTCTACCGCTGGAGTTATTGCAGATATTCAAACCAATAACAGTATTCTCGTTGGTGATTTAATTCAAACACTAAACGGAACTCTAACTGCAAGAGTTACTGGAATCACAACTGATTCAATTATTCTAGATAGCGCTTCACCTGTTGCATACGCATCGACTACTTTGGTAGTTAGATACACCAGAAACGCAATTGATACTTTAGCAGATGGTTCAAATACATTAACTAAAGGAGAAGGTCTGTATACAAAGGTAAATAATACTGCAGATGATTGGTACGCTAGACAAACTTTAGGATTGACTAATACATCAATTCTTTGGAACTCCATTGCACCAAAACCCAATACATCACAATATGCTAAGGAAAGGGGTGGTAAGAACGACGAAATGCACGTCGTTGTAGTTGACGACAGTGGATCTATCACTGGAATCGCTGGAAACATCCTAGAGAAATTCACAAATCTAAGTAAAGCAACAGATACAAAGATTTCTCCTGCAGAAAACGTTTACTACAAGAATTATCTTGCAAATGTTTCTGCTTATATCTTTGCAGGATCAAGTGATTCTGTACAAGGTAGTGCATTCACCTCTCTTGATGGATGGACTTTAGAGAGTGGAGCAACAATTGCTTGGGGACAGTTAGCTAGTGGAATTAACTTTGGATGTGCTGGAAACAAAACTTACTCTCTAAGTGGTGGTTATGATTATTCTTCAGCAAATGGAGGAATGGCAGTAACTCTTGCGGATATCGTAAGTTCTTATGAACTGTTCAGAAATCCTGCAGAATATGATGTAAATTATCTCATCTGTGGTCCTGATGGAGGATCAACAACATTTGAATCTCAAGCAAAAGCTAATAAACTGATTGATATTGCAGAAGCTAGAAAAGATTGTATTGCTTGCATTTCACCAACAAAAGCTTCTGTTATCAACATAACGAATACGGATACTCAAACAAACAACGTTCTATCGTTCTTTGACTCCATATCATCTTCATCTTATGCAGTATTTGACTCTGGTTATAAGTACATGTTTGATAGATTTAATAATGAGTTTAGATATATTCCGCTTTGTGGTGACATTGCTGGAATTATGGCAAGAACTTCTATTAATAACTTCCCATGGTTCTCACCTGCTGGTGCTTCCAGAGGAACAATTAATAATGCAGTCAAACTTGCATACAATCCTTCGCAGGCACAAAGAGATCTTCTCTATCCTAATAGAATTAACCCAGTTATCTTCTCACCTGGTGCTGGAATCATTCTATTCGGAGACAAGACTGGATTGTCAGTCGCGTCTGCCTTCGATAGAATCAACGTTCGTCGTCTATTCTTGACTGTCGAAGATACGATCTCAAGAGCTGCAAAAGCACAACTCTTTGAGTTCAATGATGTTATCACTAGATCAAACTTTGTTAATATTGTTGAACCATATCTTCGTGATGTTAAGGCGAAGAGAGGAATCACAGATTTCCTCGTTGTTTGCGACGAATCCAATAACACTCCAGATGTTATTGACGCAAATCAATTTAGGGCTGATATCTTCATTAAACCTGCAAGATCAATCAACTTCATTGGTCTAACTTTCGTTGCTAATAGAACTGGAATTAGCTTCGAAGAGGTTGTTGGAACCGTTTAATTTTCTTTAAAACATTAATCCCTACACCGAGGTAAAAAACAAATGTCATTTTCAAATACCCCAAGTTTCAGCTCCAGAACTTTAGAAGATTTCAAATCAAGATTAATCGGTGGAGCAGCACGTCCCAACCTGTTTGAAGTTGAACTTGCATTCCCAACCTTCGCTACAGAAGGTGCAACTGGAGATCAAGCTGATCAAACAAGAACAGTAAGTGAACTATCTAGATTCATGATCAAAACTGCAAATCTCCCAGCGTCAAACGTTGGTGTGATTGAGGTTCCTTTCAGAGGAAGAGCTCTAAAGATTGCAGGTGATAGAACGTTCGATGTTTGGACAGTTACCATCATTAACGATGTAGATTTCTCAATCAGAACTGCTTTCGAGAAGTGGATGAATGCTATCAACAAGCATGACGACAACTCTGGTTTGATCAATCCAGCTCAATATCAAAGAGATGCGATTGTAAAACAGTTTGGAAGATCATCCGTATCTTCAGCAAATAGTAATGTTACCAATCCAAACATTACTCAACCAGGAGATGCAATTCCAGTTCTCAAGGCATATAAGTTCTACGGAATTTTCCCAACCGCAGTTAGTGCAATCGATCTTTCATACGATTCTACTGATACGATTGAAGAATTCACCGTAGATCTTCAAGTTCAGTGGTGGGATGCTCTTGATTCTGCAGGTAATACTCAACTAGGTACAGATTCTCAAGTATTGAACCCTCTATAAATAATAGAAATAGAGTTTACACTTGAGTAATGCCTAAATTATTTGGTTTTAAAATCCAAGGCACAGAGGACGATAGACCCAAAAAGTCTATCGTCTCTCCCGTTCCGGAGAATCAAGAAGATTCTTCGGATTTTTACGTGTCTAGTGGTTTTTATGGACAGTATGTTGACATTGAAGGTGTTTATAAATCAGAGTATGATTTAATTAAAAGATATAGAGAGATGGCATTACATCCAGAAGTGGATGGTGCCATTGAAGATATTATTAATGAAGCAATTGTTTCTGATCAAAATGATTCACCAGTACAAATTGACTTACAAAACGTTCCTGCTTCAGACAGACTTAAGGGATTAATACGAGATGAGTTTAAATATATCAAAGAAATTTTAGATTTCGACAAAAGATGTCACGAAATAATGCGAAACTGGTATGTAGATGGAAGAATCTACTATCATAAAGTTATTGATTTAGAAAAACCACAGGAAGGAATTAAAGAGGTCAGATATATTGACCCAATGAAGATCAAGTTGGTCAGAAAAATCAAAAAGGATTCAAAACATCAAATCAACCCTTCATTTTCTGTTAATGGCAATAATAACGGAATACCATCTCTTAAAACTCCAGAAGTAGAAGAGTTTTATGAATATAATCCAAACACTAGAGGAAGTGCAATTAATGTATCACAGTTCAAGAGTGGACTAGGTGGTTCTTCAAGAATTGCAAAGGATGCGATTACTTATGTACACTCTGGTCTTGTAGACAGAAATAAGCAAGCAGTTCTTTCCTATCTTCATAAAGCAATCAAGGCACTCAATCAACTCAGAATGATTGAGGATTCTCTTGTTATCTATAGATTATCAAGAGCACCAGAGCGTAGAATTTTCTACATTGATGTTGGCAATCTACCAAAGATCAAAGCGGAACAATATCTCCGTGATGTTATGAGTCGTTATCGCAACAAACTAGTCTACGATTCTGCGACTGGTGAAATGCGTGATGATAAAAAACATATGAGTATGCTTGAAGATTTCTGGCTCCCTAGACGTGAAGGTGGTCGTGGAACAGAAATCACTACCTTACCAGGTGGCCAAAATCTTGGCGAACTTACTGATGTTCAATATTTCCAAAAGAAACTTTTTAGAGCTCTCGGTGTTCCCGAATCACGTTTAGGTGGTGAGGGTGGATTTAATCTTGGACGTTCTTCCGAAATTCTAAGAGACGAAATCAAGTTTACCAAGTTTGTTGGAAGAATGAGAAAAAGATTCTCCCAACTATTCATGGATATGTTGAAGACTCAACTTATCTTAAAGAATGTTGTAACTCCAGAAGATTGGAAAGTCCTTTCCGATCATATTCAATTTGATTATGTTTACGATAATCATTTTGCTGAACTTAAAGAAGCAGAATTAATCCAAAATAGACTTGGTGTTCTTGCTGCTGCAGAACCATATGTTGGAACTTACTATTCTGTAGATTATATCAGAAGAAATATTCTCAAACAAACTGATTCAGAAATTCTAGAAATTGATGAAAGAATTGTTTTTGAAAAAGAAACTGGAATCATTCCACCTCCACCAGAAGAAATTCCACAGGAAGAACCACCAGCAGAACAACCAGCTTTAGGTGAACCAGCAATGGATCCAGAAATTGATGCTTCTGCTGTAGAAGAACCTGCAACTGAAGAGGCACCAAAACCAAAAATGCCAAAAGGTGGCAGAATCTAATAAATACCCTTAGTAAACACTGAAATTAAAACATGGATGACCTTATTGATTTGATGGTTTCTAATGAATCTCCTTCTGAAATTAGTGACCGAATTAAAGACATTTTGATGCAAAAATCCGCAGAAAATATTGATACAGTTAGACCTGTTGTTGCGGCTTCGATCTTTGGTGATCCCGAAGATGGTATAGATGTAGACTCAGATGAAACTGAACCAACTGCAGAACTTGAGACTGAAGTTGAAACTGAAGATGAAGTTGAGACAACCGCAGAACTAGAAACCGAAGAAGAACCAGAGGAAGAGGAAACTAACTAATGGCTTACATCCGCCACGATGCAAATAATAATCCAGTATCTCCGCAACCAGGTGTAACTACTGTTTCGTATCTTGGTGGAACGACAGGTTGGTCAACAGTAACTTACGAAAATTACAATTCCGATTACATTGCATATACTTATAATAGTGTAGCTGGTATTGGAACTAGGACTCCAGCATCATATCAACGTCACGATAAAGACAACAATCCAGTTGGTGTTGGTACTTATCAAAGACATGATGTAGATAATAATCCTATAACAAGTCCATAGTTTAATAAATAAAATATAAGACCCTAAAAGTAAGTAGTGAAATGAAACTTATTACGGAAGAAGTAACTAATGTAAAGATTATCACCGAAGGAAAAGGTGATAATAAGAAGTTGTACATTGAAGGTGTATTTCTTCAAGGTGAAATTAAAAACAGAAATGGAAGAATGTATCCCATCGACACTCTGAAAAGAGAAGTCGAAAGATACAACGAATCCTTTGTCCAAAAGGGAAGAGCTCTTGGAGAACTCGGTCACCCCGATGGTCCAACTGTCAACCTTGATCGTGTTTCCCATAAGATCACTTCACTAGTACAAGAGGGCAACAACTTCAAAGGAAAAGCACAAATTCTTAATACCCCTATGGGTAAGATTGCATCTTCTCTTTTAGATGAAGGTGTAATGTTAGGTGTTTCTTCTCGTGGAGTTGGTTCACTTACAACTACAAATGAAGGTCATAAAGTTGTTGGCGAAGATTTCATGTTAGCAACTGCTGCTGATATCGTCGCTGATCCTTCTGCTCCTGATGCATTTGTATCCGGAATCATGGAAGGAAGGGAGTGGGTTTGGGAAGGAGGAATCCTTCGTGAACAACTCGCTGAAAAAACTTACAAAAAAATCAATACACTTGTAGATCAGAAAAGACTTGATGAGCATAAGTTGAATTTATTCAACGAGTTTTTATCAAATCTATAATTTATAAATAAATACAGATTATAAAAAGGTAATCGGAGAGTACAAATGTCCCGTGGTAACAACTTACAAGAAATGGAATCTGTGGCTACCCCCGGTCAGGGCGGTGGTGCAGGAGGCGGCACTTCACAATCCAAAACTGCTGTAAATGCTAACGCAAAACCAGCAGAAGCTCCAGGAAAAAGCGCAACACCAGTAACTACACCTGGTCAAACCGCTTCCTGGGAGGATCTTGGAGGACCAACTCCTGAGAACAGCAAGCCAGACGATAACAGCAACGAACTCAAGACCCCTGGTGCAACCCTTAAGCAAGTTAAGGATGTTGTAAATGCCAAGGCAAAACCAGCAGAAGCTCCTCATAAGAGTGCAACTCCCGTTAAGGAAGAGGAAGTAGAAGTTGAAGGTGAAGTCGTTGCAGAGTCGGAGACCGAAGAGGAAGTATCAGAAACCCAAGAAGTAGTTGCTGAAGAAGAAACTACTGAAGAGGAGGTTGTTGCTGAATCGGAAGAAACTGAATATAACGTAGAAGAAGATGTTAACGCACTTCTTTCTGGTGAAGAACTCTCCGAAGAGTTTAAGGAGAAGGCAAAACTCGTATTCGAGGCTGCACTCCACGCTAAAACCAAAGAAATCCAAACTTCTTTAGAAGAGCATTACGCTTCTGCTCTTGCTGAAGAAGTTGCGGAAATCAAAATCGAACTAACCGAACGTGTAGATTCATACCTTGAGTATGTTTCTTCCGAGTGGTTGGAAGAGAACGCTCTCGCTGTTGAGAGTGGACTCAAAACTGAAATTACCGAGTCCTTCATGGATGGCATGAAGACACTCTTTGAAGAACATTATGTATCAATGCCTGAAGAAAAATATGATGTACTAGAGAGCATGGTACAGAAACTAGATGATATGGAGACGAAACTCAACGAGCAAATCGAGCGCAATATTGCCCTCAATGATAGGCTCTCCGAAAGTGCTGCTGACAGAATTTTCGGTGAAGTTTCTGAAGGTCTCGCAGTATCCCAAAAGGATAAGTTTGCAGCCCTCGCAGAAAGTGTTGAGTTTGAGAGTGAAGAGAACTATAGAGAGAAACTAGTAACTCTGAAGAAGTCTTACTTCTCTGAGCACGCTAGCACTCCTGCTGACGAAACGGAAAATCTAACAGAAGAAGCGAATTTCCAAGAAGAGACTCGTTCTACTTCTACAATGGACGCTTATTTACGTGCGCTTTCCAACGTTGCTAACAAGTGATTTCTAGATAATACTCAAACCGCAGATTAATCAACACTTACGAGGTATCAAACTAAAATGGACGGAACTAATTCACAACAATTAATGGAGAAGTGGGCTCCAGTCCTAGACTTCGATAACGGTCTAGGAGAAATCAAAGATTCCCACAGACGTGCAGTAACTGCACAACTTCTTGAGAACCAAGAAAAAGAACTCCGCGAAGCTTCCGAGTTCCTAGGAGAAGCTGCACCTGCTAACTCAGGTCATGCTCCTGCTGGTTCTGGAGTTGCTGGTTTTGACCCTGTTCTAATCAGCCTCATCCGTCGTGCAATGCCTAACCTCATTGCATATGACATTTGCGGCGTTCAGCCAATGTCTGGTCCTACTGGACTCATCTTCGCAATGCGTTCACGTCAGACCTCACAGTCTGGAACTGAGACCTTCTTCGATGAAGTAGATTCAGCATTCTCCTCACAGAACGACGGTGGATCCCTAACTGGTGGATTCTCTGATACCGCTGCTGGTTTCGGTACTGGTGCTCAGGCAGGTACTAACCCAGGCGTTCTCAACCCTGTCGGTTCTGCAACCACTTCTGCTTACAACGTTGGTCAGGGTATGACCACCGCTGAGGCTGAGGCACTCGGAGATGGTGCTGGTAACCACTTCAACGAGATGGCATTCTCGATCGAGAAAGTCACCGTTACTGCAAAGTCACGTGCCCTCAAGGCTGAGTACTCACTTGAGCTCGCTCAGGACCTCAAGGCAATCCACGGTCTAAACGCCGAGGCAGAACTTGCTAACCTTCTCTCAACTGAAATCCTCGCGGAAATCAACAGAGAAGTCATCAGAACTATCTACAAGTCTGCTGAGCAAGGTGCTGCTGCAAACGTTGCAACCGCTGGTACTTTCGACCTCGACGTTGACTCCAACGGTAGATGGTCAGTTGAGAAGTTCAAAGGACTTCTATTCCAGATCGAGCGTGACGCTAACGCAATCGCACAAAGAACTCGTAGAGGGAAGGGCAACACCATCATCTGCTCCGCAGACGTTGCTTCCGCTCTAACCATGGCTGGTGTACTCGACTACACCCCTGCACTCAACGCTAACCTCAACGTTGATGACACTGGTAACACCTTCGCTGGTGTTCTCCAAGGCAAGTATCGCGTATACATCGATCCTTATGCTGCAAACGTAGATTCTTCACAGTACTACGTTGTTGGATATAAGGGTTCCAGCGCATACGACGCAGGTCTCTTCTACTGCCCATATGTTCCTCTCCAGATGGTTCGTGCCGTCGGTCAGGACACCTTCCAGCCCAAGATTGGCTTCAAGACCCGTTATGGTATTGTTGCCAACCCATTCGCAGAAGGAACCACCCAGGGTCTCGGAAGACTCCTCGCAAACTCCAACCGTTATTACAGAAGAGTCAAGGTTGCAAACCTCATGTGATCCATCGGATTCACGATTCTTCTCAAGGGACCCGAAAGGGTCCTTTTTTATTGTCTAAATAAGTTATCAGGTTAATTTTTCGAAAATGAAACCCACACCAAAGCAAGCAAAAGTAATTCATGAAAACTACGAAAAGGTAGTTGATCATCTTATTTCTGAAGGATATGCAGAAGATAAAGAATCTGCAGATTCTATTATTAACGGAATGAGTGAATCTTGGTTTAATTTAATCATCTCTGAATGAAATGGATGCATTTGATAAACAGATTGCGAATAGAAATTTTCTTTCACCTCTAGGATTTAAGTTCTCTTTAGCTAGAGCACCAAAAGTAGATTTCTTTTCAAAATCTTCTAATATTCCAGGATTAAATCTTGGAGCGGCTATTCAACCAACTTATCTAAAGGATATTCCAATCCCTGGAGATAAGTTAGTTTTTGATGATTTTCGACTCAGTTTCAACGTTGACGAAAATTTGGAGAACTACAACATCATCCAAAACTGGATGAGAGGGCTTGGATATCCAGAAAGTGTTTATGAGTATACTGAATGGAAACAAAGTGATCCAAATAATCCAAATCAAGATCCAAACACTTCTGATGGAACGTTAGTTATTTTTAACAGTAATTATCAACCATCAACGTTAATAAAATTTCAGGGATTGTTTCCAACATCTCTGTCTGAAATTGAATTTGATGCATCGCAAACTGATGTCCAGTATGCAACTGCATCTGTAACTTTTAAGTATGTTCTATATAAAATCTTCAATTATGAACCTGGATGAAATTCAAAAACTTTGGGAAGAAGACTCAAAAATAGATGAAGACAACCTCCACACAGAATCCACAAAGATTCCAAGTCTTCACGCAAAATATTATAGACTTTTCAATAATATTCTGACTCTCAAGAAAGCTCAAGAAAATAAGTATAAGATTTTAAAAAAAGAAAAGTGGCAATATTACACGGGAAAAGCAGAACCCGATGTATACGTTGAGAAACCATTTGATCATAAAGTTCTTAAGAATGATCTTGATAAATGGCTTGATGCAGATGAAGATCTGATCAAATGTCAAACCAAGATGGAATACTATCAGATGATGTTGAATTATCTGGATAGCATTATCAAAACTATCTTAAATAGAACATACCAGCTGAAAAATGCCATTGAGTGGCAGAAATTTATTAGAGGATATGACTGATATCGTAATTGCAAAGAAGAACGAAGTATTCCTGAAACTGAAGGCAGAACCTCATATTTTTCAGGAATTATCTGAACACTTTACTTTTGATGTACCAGGGGCAAAGTTTATGCCCCAGTATAGAAGTAAATATTGGGATGGAAAGATTCGTCTTTTCTCAACACATACTGGGGAAATCTATGTTGGTTTATTAGACAAAGTATGTGCATGGGCAAAAAGATACGATTACAATATTGAGTTTCAAAATAATAAATTTTATGGAACTCCTTTAGAAGAGAATGAGATGATCTCTTATGAGGGAGTCAAAGATTATATGACCAGAATCTCAAAACACAAACCAAGAGATTATCAGGTCGATGCAGTATATGATGCACTCAGATATAATCGCAAACTTCTAATATCACCAACCGCATCAG